CTTCGTCGTAGGTGGGACGCGAGGCGTCTCCTAGGATCATGCGGTGGCTGGGGTGCTTGGGCACACCAGTCGAGATTTCTCTCGACATGGTGTGATTATGGCATCAGCGTGAGGTCATCGTAATGGCTGCCTCGATCGCAGAGCGCACGTCGGTGCTCTCTTGCCTCAAGGCGCCCATAGGCGCGGAGCCGGAAACCTGCACGGCAGCCGACCTGGCCTTCTGAGCGGCGCTGGTTTTTTGTTGAGCTCCGCGTGCTTTGGCGCGTTGGGAGATCACAGAGCGCACGTTGTCGTTCATCAGGCAGGCTTTTTTGTAAGCGTCGTGCAAGGTGATGCTCTGGCCGCGGCGTTGCGCTGCCTCGATGATGTCGGCCATGTCTTCGCGGACGTCCTCACCAAATTCGGCGCGTTCCAGGAACGTTGACACCTCGGACTGCGCGGCCTGGGTGGCCTGCTGCTGCTGTTGGAGCTGCGCCTGCTGGAACTGCGTGAGCATGTTTTGCATCGGCGCCAGGCGCTGGTTAAGCACCTGCTCGATGGCCAGCTGCTGTGGGTCCTGGCGCGGTGTTTGGCCAGCCAGGGCGCTGTCGAGCATCTCGATGAAGCCATTGCCAAAGCGGCCAGTGCCAAACTGGTTGACGATGCCGGCCACCAGCTGCGCGAGCTCGGGCGCCGTGCCAGTACGCAGACGCGCAGCCGTGCCCATAAGGTTGTCGATCGCCTGCAAGGGGTTGCTGTTCTCAGCCTTGATGAACGCCTCATACGGGGCGATCGTCTTCATGACGGCCTCGGCTGTCTTGCGTGCCTCGGCGGTTTCTTGCAAGGTGCGTGCGACCTCGGTCTCGCGGCGCTGGATTTCAGCACGCACAGGCTCAGGTAGTGAGCCCCAGTGCTCGCGAATGTCTGGGCGCCAGGACGCAGGGGCCCTTTCGCCTTGCTGACGTGGGCCTGACTTGGGTCCAGCCTGGACACCCTCTGGTTTTTTAAATTTTCCTTGCTCGTCGCGCTCGGGTTGTTGAACGAGCTCGTTATCAGCGGGCTTTTCTTCGGAAAGAGCGTTCAAATCCTGCGACGCGGCAGGGGCTGCTGCTGGCTCAGAGGATGCAGCTGCGACGGGCTCGCTTGAGCCGATCGGCTCCGAGGCCGATACCGGCTCAGAAGCTGGCGCTGTTTGTAGTGGCTCGTCTGCTTTCTCGAACGCGGCCTCAAGGGCATCGCGCATGGTTGTCGTGGGTTCTGACATGGGGTATCACCTGTTTTGAAGTTTATGAATTGCGCGCTCTATGTCGGCACGCTTAAATGAGCCGCCTTCGGTCATGTACCGCTCGCGGCTTTCTTTGGCTTTCGCCCAAGAATTCGTGAAATCGTCCATCGTGGTCAGGCCCTTGGCCTTCATGTACTCACGATGCTTTGTGCGCGAGGAGATGTCAGTGCCGTCTGGCGCCTTCATGCCCGCGTAGCTGCTGTCGCCCCACAGGGCGCCAGAGTCGGTGCGCAGTTCGGGTTGATAGTCGTCGGTGATCTCAATCAGCTCACCCGTTTTTCTGTCTTGAATCCAGCGGCGTCTGGTCATTCGTTCCTCACTTGAGCATTCGAAGTTTGTAAATCGTGGTCTGGTACAGCCCGACAATCTCGTCGATCGCGTTCTGCAACGCAGTCTCGTCCTTGTCGCAGACGTCGTAGCGGTAGCGCTCGATCCACTCCATGTGCTCCTCGAGCTCGCCGGCGACGTCGTCGTCCAAGTCGCACGTCAGGATCTCGACCTTCATGCGCTTGCCGTAGTAGCCCTGGTACTGCTCGACAAACTCGTCCATGAGCTCGCCCAGGCCCTCGTAGAACGAGGCCAGCGCCATGTGTTTGGAGTAGCTGTCAGTCGCCCAGTGAGCCACATGGCCCAATGAGCGCGACTTGACCAGCAGCGACGCGAATTCGTTTGCTTTTTCCATGTGTTACCTCACTGCATGGGACCGCCGACTTGCGGCATTTGGGGTGCTGCCGGTGGCAGTTGGGGCTGTGGCTGCAAGATGCCCATCGCACGCAGCTGGGCCTCCTTGGCAGTCGCTTCCATGTTGGTGTTCTTGGCCTTGGCCATGCGTTCTGCCGCACCGGCCTGCTTTTCGGCCACTTCGGCGTCTTGCATGGGGTCTGGTTTTGGCTGGGGCATGCCCTGCTGCTTGAGAGCACCAATCGCCTGGTCCAAAACGCTCTCGATCTGGGTGCTGACGCGGAACTTACTCACGCTCCACTGGAGCAAGGACAACAAGACAGGCGCTGCCTGCGGTACGGCCTGGGCCATCGGCGCGACCTGGGAGATAAACGCGCCCAGGCCCTGCATAAACTGCACAGCGGCGTCACGCTCTGCAGCCCAGTCAAGCGCTGCCATCGAGTCGGCCTCGATGTTGATGCGGTACTCGTTCATTTCCTCGTCTTTGAGGAGCTGAACGGCGGCCATCGCAAGCGGTGCATCGGGCGTGCGCTCGATGTTGCTGCGCTTGATGATCGTCTCGGGCTGGAAGTGCTTGCAAATGATCTCGGCCTTGATGCGCAAGGCCTGCGTGATCCAGTCAGCGATGTAGAACTGCTTGAGCTGGATACGCGTCGAGCCAAACTGAGCCTTGATCTGCTGGGCAGCCGCGGTCTCAGAGGCCTTTGAGCTGCCGCGCATGATGTCGGAGACACCCAGCACCTCGTAAATCTGCACAACCTTGTCCTGGCGGTACTGGCGCAAGTGATCGATGGCGTTGACGACCTGGTCGATCGGTATCCAGTCCACTTGGCCTTTGATTCCGCCCTTCTCAGCGAACATTGCCCAGTTGTCCACGGGGATCAGCTGGTTTTCAGTGCCTTGATTGAACACGCGCTGAATGCCCTCGGCGCTCTTGTCGTACACACCGACCACACGCGCTGCGCGAGTGAGCCAGGTGATGCGGGTGTTGATCTCGTCCAGCTCGTTGAACTGGTCCTGGGCAAAGATGTAGTCCGCCCGAGGCATGAAGTTGCTCGAGGTGACGTTGGCCACCAGGGGTTTCGGGCAGGGGAAGAATCCATCGAGGCCCAGCGGGTCGTCTTTGACGTCCAGGATGGTGTCGCAGCTCTTGGCGTACCAATAGACCTTGCGCTTTTCCTTGCACCAGATCTCGAAAACCTCGGCCTTGCTCCAGGGGTCATGCTTGGGTGACTGGTCGTTGACCTGATCCTTCTTGCTGTAGTTGCCCAGGGGCACTTGCGCAGCGATCACCTCGCCAAAGCGTTCGACCAGCTGGTCTTTGGTCATGAAAACGCGACGCGCAACCCAGCGCACCTCATGCCATGTGCGGGCGGGGGAGTAGAAAAAGTCCTCCCAGTAGATGTAGTCGCACGGCGCGTCTTCGTTGGTGATGCGCTCGGCCTCCTCGGCGGGGCTGAGTTCTTGGCCGTACTCATCAAAAACGGCAGGGATTTCGTAGGGCTCAGTCGTCACCTCGTAACGCAGCCAGATCTGGCCAGAGCCGACAACAAGCCAGTCCTCGATGCCCTGGCGCACAGCTGAGTCCCAGGCCGAGACGTTGTCGTCAAAGGCGCGGTTGAGCAAACGCTGCAGGATCGTGCCGGATACGCGGGCGACGTCGTCGTCATAGTCCTGGAAGGAACGCGCAACGTCAGCCTTCGGTGGCCGTGCGTAAAGCATGGACAGCAAGACCTGCATCGTTGACCAGAACAAATTGACCTTGCTCTCGTCTTTGGCATACGCGTCGCGCTTGTCCAGGTAGCGCTGCGTGATGCGGTTCGCGTCTTGGTGAAACTTCAGCAGCTCCTGCTGCGAGGCCTGAATCTCGGTCTGCCACTTCTGGGCCAGGCCGTTTGGCGTGTTTGCGAAGTCGCTTTCGCTCGTAATTGATGCGCTGTTACTCATCATCCAACCCTTCCAGACTGCACCGCTTGGCAGTCCCAAATGTCATTAAGTGCAAAGGCGTAGCTCATGCCGCCTTTGGGCAGTGATGAGATTGTAGTAACACGGCTCGATTTCCTCGACGTCGGACGCGCAGCAAGGGCCAGGTATCTGAACGAGTCACTGGCGTGTGAGTGCTGGTCGTGCTTGGGTCTGTTGCGGTAGGTCTGCGTCTTCTCGTCCCACTCGCGCATGTACGCACGCAGGTGCTCGAGGCCCTCGTAGGTCTTCTCCTCGTCAAACCAGCAGTGCGGGATCACCATCCTCGCGGCCTCGATGCCATCCTGCAGTGACATCTCGGGCACCAGGTTGGGCCGGATGCCGTTGGCCAGGAACTGCTCGATGATTGATTTGCCGGTCTGCAGCGACTTTGCGCGGGCGTCGTGTGGCAGAAAGATGCCCTTGGGGTTGACCAGGTACGGTCTCGACTTCACCCAGTCGATGTAGTGCTGGATCGGCTGGTTGTCGTCCTCCATGAAGTCAACGATGCGGATGCCGTCGCGCGTCTCCTGCCAGCCCCACCAGGAGCAGCTGTCGGTGAAACCTAAGTCAGCGACCAGGTTCACAGGGAACGCCGGATCAACCGCGTGCTTGCCGATCCGCCCCTCGGCGTAGGCCTCACCGATCTGCTTGGCGAAGTAGGCGCCTGGCACGGCAGCGTCAAAGCTGCACTCGTACTCGACCAGGAACGCGTCCTCAGTCATCTGAGCCTTCGCGTCCCGTAATTCATCGGGGTGGATGATTCCTGTCTTGGACGCGGGGAGCTCGAGCAGCATGTGCGTGCCAGGATTCATCCGCGCTTCCTCGCGCAGGTTCCAGAACATGTTCTTGCCCGCGGGCGTGCCGGCAAAGATGGCCCAGCCGCGGCGGTCTGACAGGGCTGGACGCAGGACTTTGTACCAGGCACTCGGTCTGATCTGGCCGACCTCGTCCAAAACAACGCCGTCAAAGTACATACCGCGCAGGGCGTCGTAGTTGTCGGCGCCGGCGACATAGATCGTTGACTCACCGCCGTGGCCGTTGTTGATCGTGATCTTCAGCTCCGACTCGTTGGGCGGCTTGCTCCACATCGGACGCGTCAGGTCCTTGAGGTAGGTCCAGGCGACCCTCTTGGCCTGGTCACGCTGCGGGGCCATGTACGCGAACTGAGGTTTTGGCAGCGCCGTCTCGAGCGCACCGATCACCAGGTCAGCGCACATCGCGACCGTCTTGCCGCAGCGCCGATGCGCCACGACGCAGACCCAGCGCTTGTCGCGGTTGTGCAGCGGGGTGAAGACGCTGCGGGGGACGTACTCGTTGAGGTTCACTTGGTGAGCCTCTCGAGCTCGCGGTCAACGTACCAGCGGGCCTTTTTCAGGTCCTCGATCGCGTTGTCGTTCTTGAGGCCGGCTCGCCAGATGTACTTCACCGCGTTCCCCAGGCAGAAGTTCATGTGCTCCGTGATCTGGATGCACTCGACGCCCGAGGGGTGCTCGGTGTAGTGGCTCGGGTGGTTGACGGGGTCATGGTCGTTGAGCGCGTCACTCAGCCTGGGGACTTCGATCTTCTCGAAGCTGGGCGCAAACATGCAGCCGGGTTTGTGCGCCTCGATGGGGGATGTCTTGCAGTCTGGGCAGTGCCAGGGGCCAATTGGGTTTGTCGTGGTCATGTTGCGTTTTCCTCATCTTGTCTTTTTGGGTTGGTGAAAATTGGTGGGGGGACCCGTTTACAGCTCGACCCCCCTCCCCGACCGAAAGGGGGGTGGGGGTCTGGAACTTTCCGGCTAGGCCAGACACGGGCTGGATCGCGTCAGATCCACGCAGGAGACGCGATCGCAGCAGTGGTGAGGGCGTGGTAGCGTCAGTCACCTTGCGGCTCTCCTGCGCCCTTGCCTGCCTCCGGCATGCTGCCGGCGACACCTGCCGGCGACTCCACCGGATCTTTAATCCGGTACTTGCCTGCCGAATCCCGTTCTAAATCAACGACTTGCGTGACCTGCTCGGCCGGTTGTGCCACAGTTGTGCCAATGTTGCGCTGGCCAAGCCAGCTGAGCTGCACCTGGATGCCGCCCTCCACGTTGGCGTTGATCTGCGTCGGCAGCACCTTGGCCACCAGGCCGACGAACGCGGCCCGATCGCTCGAGGTTCCTTGAGCGAGCCTGGCCAAGTAGGCCGGTCCTCCCACCTCGTCGAACGCCTCGAGCACGGCCTCGCGCAGGTTCGTCAGCCGGTTCTTGACGCCCGGCGTGCGGCCCGGCCCCGCCGGCACTGGCTGGCCGTTGCGCGGGCTCACCGCGCCCTGCTTCCCCTCTGTTTTTGGCTCTGTTTTGGCTTTTTGGGCATCCTGAGCCGCCGCTAACTTCTCCAGCCGCACGCGCTCCTCAGCCTCGTCCATGCGCTGCTGCATCTCCGCTGTGGCCATGACCTGGGCGAGATCCGGGAACTTGAATTCAGGCATTTGTTGGGTGTTTGTTTCCATGTTCAGATTTTCCCACCACTCACTCAACGACAAACGCGAACGCCATCAGCAGCAGCCCGATCATCCAGAACCCAAACGCGCACAGCGCTATGCCGGCAATGAAATACATGTGTGAAGCCATTCTTTCCTCCTGTGGATAACTGCACTGCTCCCACTCCCACACCCTATCTAAGTGGAAGCAGAAGCAGCCTCGCGCACGGGCAAAGTGCCCCCACCCTTGGGGTGGTGGGGCACACTTTGCTCCTGGTGCTCCTGCTCTGCTCCCGCTACCGGAAGCGAACCGGAAGCAGTGGAAGCAGGCCCCAATCGAGCAGGACAATTCCTGCCCTGGTTGCAATTGCCATAACATGGTGGGCAGCTCTTTTTGCCAAAGATCCTGTCCCAGCTGTCCTGGTAGCCCTTGCCTGGACGTCGTCCAGATCCTTTGCCGCCATCGCTCATGACGCCCCCTTAATGCCGTGTGCGGCTTCGATGGCCCGAACAAAGCTGCCAGTGTTATGTGTTGCGCGTATCAGTTCAGATATTTCCTCATCCGTCAGCGGCTTGCGCTGTGGTGGGGTTGTGTGAACAGTAAGAACGCCTGATTGTTTTGCCCCGCACTTGGTGCATTCAATGTCCATTGCGTATTGGTCAGGCTCATCCTTCGCTTCTAGTGCGGCTTTAATGGCGGTGATGGCTTGGTCAATTTCAGCATTGGCTTCATCAGCCCCACAGTTGCACTCGTCACCCTCAGAATCATTGGCGCATCCATCTTCATGCTTAGGGCATGAGTACCATGTGTCCTCGCAGTAATGATGCGTTCTGCGGTTGTTTTCCAACGCCTCCAATGCAAGGCGTAATGCTTCGTCTTTGGTCATGCTTGTCCTTCCATTTGTTTCAATGCCGCCTGCAGCCCAGCCAGGCCACCGACGCGCTGGTCGTTGATAAAGATCTGGGGCATCTGCCGCAGGTCTGGGTAGGCGAACTCAAACGCCAGGCGCACGCCTGAGTCCTCCATGTTGTTCTCGACGTAGCGCAAGCCCTTGGACTTGAGCAGCTGCTTGGCCGCCACGCAGTTGGGGCAGCCGCTCTTTGTGTAGATGAAGATGTTCACAGCTGCTCCCTCCCTGGCCAGTCCCAGCTCTTGCCCTGGTCTCTGACCCAGATCGAGAACGATGCCGCGGTGTCACCAAAGGGCATGCGGTCGATGCGGTTGGCCAGCTCATTGAGCGTGGCCTGCTGGATCATTCGGGCGAAGACGCGCATGTCCTTCACGCCGTTGTCGATGCCGACCTGGATCAGCTCATCGATCTCCTCGCCTGTGAGTAGTGGTTCTGTCATTTGTTTGGTCTCCTTGTTGCTCGATGCGTCCAGCACGCTGCGCAGATCCAGCGTGTGGCGCTCATCTCAATGCCGCCCTCTGGCGGCTTCTCTGTCTCGCACTTGCTGCACAGCTTGAAGCGGTGCATGTTCTTGAGTGACTGCGGCATTTCAATCTGTTGTTTCACAAAGCTCACTCGTCGTCCTCCTCACGCTGTGCCCAGGTAGGCCCAGCTCCACTACCCAAAGCCACACGCGTCTGACCAGCTGGTGTGAGCACCACGCGCTGACCAGGCATGCGGTTGTGCTTCTTGTAGGTCTCCTGGGTGATCAGGTTCTCGTTCTCCATGTCGCGCAAGATGCTGAAGAAGTCCTTGCGTCCCAGGTGATTGGGGAACTCTGGATCAGTGTTGAGCACGTTGAAGATGTTGTTCGCTGCCGCGTTGGCCTTCATTGACAGGTTCAGGCCCTCGCCTGCAGCCCGTCCGATCAGTTTGAGAATCACAGCGCGTTGTGTATTTCGCACCAGTGTCTGCGCAGCTTTGAGGCCTGGTGATGTGCCAAAGCGCTTGAAGACCTTGGCGCTTGGATCGAACTCGATGCGCAGCTCCTCTTGCAGTGGGCCCAGGTTGCACTTCTCATGTCTGAGCACGACGGTGTCAGCGTCACGCACCATCGCCCAGCGTGAGCGGGCTGAGTTGTTCCAGGCTGTGGAGCCCGAAAACGTCGTGTTGCTGTCCAGGCCTGCCCCGCCCCTGACGCTTGCCTTGTCAACGTGCGCCAGCAGCAAGACAGCTGCGCGTGTGACGTTGGCGATCAGGTTGAGCGCCCGCATGAAGCCGCGGACCTCGGTGCGGTCGTTCTCGTTGGACGCGAAGACGTCCGAGGCGTTGTCGATGATCACGACGTTGGCCTTGCTGGCCACGGTCACATCGGCCAGCCACTGCATGCGCTCGGTCGTGCCGCCGTCCTTCCACAGGACGCAGTCGGCCTGGGTCAGGTCATAGACGACCAGGCGATCGCGCAGCTCTGACATGGACAGGCCCAGGTCTGCGCAGATGTTGGCCACGCGGAAGTGGACGGTGCGTGCCTCGTCCTCACCGGACAGGATCAGCACCTTGGATGGCTTAGTCTCGATGTCAAACAGGCTCATGCCATGAGCCATCGCCACGCCCAGCTGCAATGACAGGTTGGACTTGCCCACGCCGCCGTTGGCACTGAGCAAAGTGACTGTGCCCTCGGGCAGCCAGCCTTCGAAGCGCCAGTTGGTGGGCTCGGGCTGCTTGTGCTCGAGAGCGCCCCAATCCATCGGCTGCAGATCACCCTTGACCTCGGGTGCAGGCTCACTAGGTGAGCCACCAGGCACTGACAGGTTGACGGTGATGCTCGGCGGCTGGCGCTCCTCGGGCGCAAACTTCTCCGCGGACTTCACAGCGCGAGGGATCTCCTGGCGGCGTGACTCCCAGCGACGCAGCTCCTCGGGATCACCTGGCCGGTTCTGATCCATGAGGCTGTAGAGGAAGTCAACGGCTGCACCAGGAAACATGCCACCGGCCACCAGGCTGGCGGCCAGGCGCGTGATGCTTTCGTGATAGACGCGTGTGCCTGGGTTTGGATCGGTCAGGCCGGCGATCATTTCGCCTGCATGATTTGTTGCGCCAGTTGATGAAGATGGGGTGTTCGACAGCTTGGCCGCGATCTTCAAACTGTCTAGGTCAATTCCGATGGCCGCGCAGGCATCGTCCAGGCTCCAGCGGATGTTTGGCTGCCAGACCTCGAGCCTGACCTGCCACTCGCCGGCGGCCCTGGGCTTGGTGTTCATGCCATTGGGCAGGCGGACGTACCGCACGCAGGCGTTGCCCGAGGCGTCGTTCGAACGGCCACGGGCGGCCAAAGCCGACATAAGCCGGTCGATTAGCTCTCTGTTTCGGGTATCAGCGTCTTCCCCATCGAGAAAGATACCTACTTGGAACTTTCCTGGGCTCGTTTGCAAGGCGTAAGAAAAGCCTTGGACGTCAGACAGTTGGACGTCATCTAGGACTAGCACCGCAAGTCGAACGAACGCCGACTTGTTTCGAGCGATCTCGCCGTCTGGTGTTGCACCCAACACAGACGTGCAGAAATAGGTGTTGTCTTGGACAGAACGATCGATCAGGGCTGCCTGGTTAGGCATGCCCTTGTAGGCGCGTCCCGACCAAACTGTCGGGGGCGCGTTGTTGGGGTCAGCGCGGAACGAGCACACCCAGCCGTGGGTGCCTGGCTCCATCTCGCCGTAAATCTCCGCGAGGAAGTCGCTGTTGGTCATCGATGTTGCTCCGACGACCATGCTCACACCTCAACGGCGGCAAGCTCCTTGACACCGATGCGCACGCGTTGGTCGCGTGCCATCTCTATGAGCTGCGGCCAATACCGCTGCGGGATCAGGCCACCAGTGCCACCAGGGCGTGGCTGGCACCAGCGTGAGAGCGTTGATTTGTCGAGCTCGAGTGCCTCGGCTACAGCGGTTTTTCCTCCTAGCTTTTCGATCACTGTGTAAGCGGGCTCAAGCGTATGGACGACGGGAATGGTCATGTGTATTACTCCAATGGGTTGCGATTGACTCAACGCCGAGTTTATGACAACCTTGAAGGACCCCGTTCAGAGGTCCCCATGAATACCGAGTGGTTTCGTCAACTATTAGCCACGCGCAAGCTGTCGCAGCGTGGTCTGGCCAAGCTCATGGAGCTCGATCCTGCGGCGGTGTCGCTGATGCTACGCGGTCAGCGCAAGATGACGAACGAGGAGGCTCACCAGGTGAGCCTGATCCTTGGCGTGCCGATCACTGAGGTGCTGCGCCAGGCAGGCATCGAGGTCAGCGAAGACGTCAGGCGCGTAAAAGTGGCCGGCTACGTTGACGCCAACTCCGCTGTGACGCTGTTTCCCAAGCGCACGCACGACAAGGTGATCGGCCCTGCTGACTGCCCCGAGGGAACGTATGCGCTCCAGATGCGTGCGCCAAACAATCCCTCTGACGGCTGGATGATCTTTGTCTCTCCCTCTGAGGATGATCCGCGCCAGCACCTGGGCCAGATGTGCTGTGTCGCTCTCGATAACGGTGAGCACGTCGTCGCATTCCTGCACCGCGGTTATCGCAGTGGTACTTTCAACCTGGGCAAGACGACTGGCGAGCTGCTGCGCACCGACGCGAACGTCGTCTGGGCCTCACGCGTTCTCTGGATCAAGCCGCAGTAAACCTCAGCGTGGAGTTAATAACCCCACGTTCTTGTCGGGATACTGTTGTGCTTTTCGCATCGTTGTGGCCAAATCACTTTACGCCTGATTTAGGCGGGAACGATGAAACGAGAAACACATGACCTACGCAGAACTCATTGCAAAGCTGGTGCAAATCGAAAATCAAACAGGCGTCTATCTCAGCGACCCCTGCGTTGATCTTGAAAACGCCGGCAAGGACGCCACTGACGCAAAACTGTTTGCTGTAGCTGCTAGCGCAGCAGGCCAACGTGCAGAAGAAGCTGGTTTGGACATCAACGCTTTGGTTGGCGCCGCAATTTATTGAAGCAAGGAACCAGAACGATGATGAACACAGAACAGGAATACCGCGCAGCACTCAAGGCTCACGATTGGTACTACGACTACAGCGACGACCACAAGGCCTGGTGCGCTGGACGCGATGAGCGAGACGCCCTTCGCACAGCTCGCAAGCAGCTCGACGCAGACGGCAAGATCTGGAACGAGTACGCACCCAAGCAATACCAAGCAATCACAAAAACGGAAACATCAAAATGAAACTCTCTCACTACCAAACCCCTCGCACTCTCGCTGACTGCACATTCGAAGTTGGCCACCCTGAAGCTCGCGGCCAGGAGCCCATGTTTGAAACCGTTGGCGGCTACCTGCTGGCCATCGCGATCGGTGTCGGCCTGGCCTGCTTGCTCGTTGCCTGGTGGAGCAGCTGATACATGCCACGCCCTGCCCCGCCTGAACCACTCAAACCTCGCTGGATTCGCATGAGCGATACCGAGTTTGAAAAGTTCCAAGACCTGGGCGGTGCTGAATGGCTGCGTCGCTTCCTTGGCGGCAAGCCAGACACATACCACCAGGTATTCAAACGACTCGATCGCGATCGGCCAAAAAAATCATACGAAGACTGATGCGAATTTCACAATCCCACGACGGCCTGAACTTTTAAGGAAATAAAAATGGCTTTTGATCTCTCCTCCATCTCGCGCACAAAGCGCATGCGTGCCCCCAAGATCGTGATTGCCGGCCCCGGCAAGATCGGCAAGACAACCTTTGCATCGATGGCGCCCAACGCGATCGGCATCTTGACCGAGGACGGCGCCGACGCAGTCGATGCGTCTGCCTTCCCTTTGGCCACATCACTTGACCAGGTCTACGAGGCCATCACCACGCTGCTCAACGAGCAGCACGAATACGGCACTGTGTTTGTTGACTCGCTTGACTGGCTTGAGCCCCTGATTCACGCGCACGTCTGCAAGGCCAACAAGTGGGCCAGTATCGAGGCCGCAGGCTACGGCAAGGGCTACATCGCTGCAGCTGACGAGTGGCGCAACCTGTTGAACGGCCTTGAAGCCCTGCGCCAGACGCGCAACATGGCCGTAATCTTGATTGCGCACGACAAGATCAAGCACTTCGAGTCACCACTGCACGACGGTTATGACCAATATGTCCTGAAGCTGCACGACCGCGCTGCAGCTCTTGTCCAGGAATGGGCAGACGTCATCGGCTGGGCCAACTACCGGATCGTCACGACGCAGTCAGACGCCGGCTACGGCAACAAAGAAACAAAGGCCCGCACAACGGGCGACCGAATTCTCCATGTCGAACCTCACCCCGCTCACATGGGCGGCAACAGGTTTGGCTTGAAGAACATGAAGCTCGACTGGGCTGAATTCGCTGCGGCATTGACCGCGTCTCAAAACTGAAACTAGGAACTTTTCAAACATGGCACTCATTAACTTCAAAGCATCTGCAATCCAGATCGAAGAACGCTCCAACTCATACGGCCCGCTGCCCGCAGGCGAGTACGAAATGATGATCGTGAAGTCGGAAACCAAACCGACCAAAGCCAACACCGGCCACTACCTCGAGCTCGAGATGCACGTCATCTCTGGTGAGCACTCAGGCCGCCGTCACTGGGAGCGCTTGAACCTGGACAACCCCAACCACCAGGCCGTCAAGATCGCCCAGGAGTCACTGGCCAAGCTCTGCATGGCCATCGGCATCGATGACGTGGAAGACAGCGAGCAGCTGCACGACCAGCCCTTTGTGGCCGAGATTGGCATCGACAAAAAGGACGAGACGCGCAACGTGATCTGGGGCTACCAGGGCATCGGTGGCCACATCAACAACGCCAAGCCCAAGGCTCCCGCGGCGCCAGCTCCTTCAGCTGCACCAGCAAAGGCTGCAAAGCCCTGGGGTTAAACAACGGGGCCGCTGCCTCTGGGGGTTCCCGGAGGGCCGGACAGCGGCCCCACCTTTTTGAACGAGAAAAACGATGCTTAACGAATACTCACAATGGTTTTTTCAAAACGGCTGGATTGCTGTGACGTCCCTTGGCTTTGCGCTTGGCTGGTTTGTAGGGCTGCGCGGTTACTGGGTGATCCTGCCTCTGGTCGCAATGGCAATTGCAGGGAAATGAACATGGCACAAATACCCGAATCCCAACACACCACCAGCGCGGCAATCATTCGCTGGTACGAATCAAAGCCGCAGGAGCACCGCCCTCACATGGGCGCGTCCCTGATCGGCCACAGCTGCGACCGCTACATCTGGCTGACCTGGCGCTGGGCGCTCAAGCCAGAATTCGAAGGCCGCATGCTTAGACTGTTTGGCGTTGGCCAGGCAGCCGAGTCGCGCTTCTTTGAGGAGCTGCGTGGCGCTGGCGTCCAGGTCTGGGACGTGGACCCAGAGAGCGGCGACCAGTGGCGCGTCAACGCCTGCGATGGCCACTTCAGTGGCTCCCTGGACGCGGTGGCCAAGGGACTGCCCGAGGCGCCCAAGACGCCGGCAGTCGTGGAGTGCAAGACGCACAACGACAAGTCATTTAAGGCGCTGCTGTCCAAGAGCGTGAAGGGCGCAAAGCCACAGCACTACGACCAGATGCAGGTCTACATGGGCCTGATGGAGATCGACCGCGCCCTGTACATGGCCGAGAACAAGAACGACTCAGCCGTCTACACCGAGTGGGTGCATTTCGACAAGGCTCGCTTTGACCAGCTGATCGATCGCGCCAAACGACTGATCGAGATGCCAGCGCCGCCCTGGAGAATCAGCACTGACGCCGACTTCTTTGAGTGCAAATACTGCTCGATGTGGAAGCACTGCCACGGTGGCATGGCTGCCGAGGCGAACTGCCGCACCTGCTGCCATTCCTCACCCGTTGAGAATGCAGCATGGCATTGCAAGCCCCACAACAAGCAGCTGTCAAACGAAGACCAGATCAAGGGCTGCAACATCCATCTGATGATCCCTTACCTGGTCCCCTACGCGGACGCACAGGACGGCGGTGAGAACTGGATCGCCTACAAGCACAAAGAGAACGGCCTGCACTTTGTCAACGGCCCCGAGGGCATCAAAGAGTACGGCGCAACGTTCAGCAGCAAAGAGCTGCACAACTGCCCAGGCTCGCTCATGGCCGAGGTGATCGCGCATAAGAACGAATTTCCAATCAGCACCGTCGAGTCGGGTGACGTCAAGCGCACCGACCTCGAGACGATGTGGGACGACCTGGCCACGCACCCTGACGACATCCCCGTGAAGGCCGACACACCAGTCAAGCGCGAGGCGGCCAAGAAGATCAAGAGCGCCGTCAAGACGATGGAGGCGTTCAAAAAATGATTCACTGGCTCTGGCTTTTTGCTGCGTTGTTTGCCGGCGTGTTTGTCGGAATGTTGACGATGGCCCTTTGTGTCATGACGAGGGGCGCTGATGAAGGAACTGATTGAACGCGTGCGCATGCACATCGAGGAGATCGGTGACTGCTGGGAGTGGACTGGCGCAATGCAGTCCAACGCACCCACGCCAACGATGAACTACAAGGGCCGCGTCGGAGCGGTGCGCCGCTTCCTGGCAGAGGCCCAAGGCAAAGCCATCAAAGGCAAGCTGGTCACCTGCAAGTGCCGCAACGAGCTGTGTGTGAATCCTGATCACCTCCTGGTGGTGACGCGCAAGCGCCTCCAGGAGATGGTCTCGAAGGAACGCAAATACACCAGCAGCCCTGTCCGCATGAAAAAGCTGTCTGAGAAGGCCAGGCAGCACAGCAAGCTCAACCTGGAGCTGGCCGCGGAGATCCGAGACGCCGAGGGCACGCAGCGAGAGATCGCCGCCCGCTTCGGCATAAGCCAGGCCACCGTCAGCGTGATCAAGCGCGGCAAGACCTGGCGCGACTACTTCAACCCATTCATTCAGCTCATAGGAGGGCTCAACAAATGAGCTTCATCATCGGAATAGATCCAGGCGCGTCAGGCGCTGTCGCCATCATCGAGGACACCGGCAAGCTGGTGCATGTCTTTGAGATGCCCGCTGTCGAGATGATCGTTGGCGGCAAAGCCAAGCGCCGCGTCTCGCCCGAGATGCTGGCTGCGGAGCTCGAGCTCTACGCCTACCAGGGCGCCAGGGCCGTCATCGAGCAGGTGGGCGCCATGCCTGGCCAGGGCGTCACCTCCATGTTTGCCTTCGGTGAGTCTTTCGGGTTGGCCAAAGGCGTCCTGGCGGGCCTGAAGATCCCCGCCACTACCGTTACCCCTGGCAAGTGGAAGAAAGCGCTCCAGCTCAATTCTGGCAAGGATGGCAGCCGTCAAAAGGCTGCCCAGATCTGGCCGGCGTCAGCTGGGGAGTTCAAACGCGTGAAGGACGACGGCAAAGCGGAGGCTGCCCTGATCGCCTACTGGGGGAAAACAAACCCCTGACCGATGTGTTTTTCTCAATGTTGTGTTACAGTCACTTTATCCACCGGATTTATGAGGCACACAAATGAGCAAACCTGTACTGCGCGGCAACACCTACTGGATCAACGTCACCATTGATGGCCAGCGACTTCGCAAGTCGCTTGGCACTCAAGACGAGAAGCTGGCCAAGGAGGCCTACACACGCGAGCTGGCCGACTTCTACCGCACGCGCAAGTTCAAGGAGAAGCCCAAGAAGACGCTCGACCAGGCGCTCGATCGCTGGGTTGTCGAGAAGGGCAGCAAAAAGTCCTTCCAGGACGACAAGGACAAGATCGCCTTCTTCCGCAAGGAGCTGGGCAAGAAGGTCAAGTGGCTGCATGAGATCACCGCCGGCATGGTCGAGGAGATCCTGCCCCAGGACGTCAAGCCGGCCACCAGGAACCGCTACCGCGCCCTGATCCGCGGCGTGCTCAACCGCGCCAAGAACGTCTGGGAGTGGCTGGACGAGGCGCCCAAGTTCATCGAGGAGAACGAGCCGGCCCGTCGAGTCGCATTCCTGACACACCAGCAAGCAGCCGATTTGCTGGCGCTGTTACCGGAGAAATACCGGACGCCGGTCCGTTTAGCTTTGCTCACCGGGTTGAGAAGATCCAATGTCTTCAACTTGACCTGGGAGAACGTCAACCTGGAGCTCAATACCCTGATCATTCACGCGGACGAGCACAAGGGCGACGAGCGCCAGGTCGTGCCCTTGAACGCCCAAGCCTGGCAGCTGCTGGCCACGATGCCAGGAGAGCGCCTAGGACGCGTTTTCAAGGATGTGGGCGACCGTATATCCCCCAGCGTCTGGAAACGCGTCACAGCGCAGATTGGAGCGCCCTGGTGCCGTTTCCATGACCTTCGTCACACCTGGGCGACCTGGCATGCGATGGCCGGCACTCCGACCACCGTGCTCCAGGAGCTGGGCGGCTGGGCGACCACCGAGATGGTGCGCAAGTACGCGCACATTCCGGGCGATCACCTGGCTGCAGCAGCCGAGCGTGTCGTGCTCCCTGACACAAATCTGGCACAGCCGGCGAATGACGCCGCTGGGCCAGACTTCAAGGGAGCTGTAAGTGCTTGATTTGGCGGAAGGGGTGGGATTCGAACCCACGGTACGGTAGAACCGTACACCGGATTTCGAATCTGATCAGACAAAAAAGAGCCCTGATTTACAGGGCTCAAGGTCTCAATGGCAATCTGCGTGGCACATGTCCACGGCACAATTCTGGCACAGTCATTCGTCCTCAGTTTCCATCGTGCTGAGGAATAGAGCCTTCTCAGCCTTGCGCCGTTTGACCAGGCCAGGCAGCTCCTTGCCTCCTCCCCTGGTCCACTGCATGAAGGCCTCCGCGGCCCCCTCCCAGTCCTGGCGCCCGATCTTCATCCGAATAGTGGAACGCTGAAAGTTTCCCAGCCCGGCATTGAACGCAAAGCTGGTACACGCGTCGAAAGCGCCTTGATTGCCAAGCAGATTGGGAGCAAGTCGTAAAACACCACGCTCAAAACTAGCGACGTCACTTGCGAATAGCGCATCGATCTCTTGTTGACTCCAAACACGGCTGTCCTCCGGTCTCAGTGGGTATTCCTTGCGGATCACGGGGCTGTGGATCTCCTTCACCCGCACCATCGGCAGCCTGATCTGCTCCTGGTAAAGCACATGCCCCCAGCCGATCGTCCAGATGTGCGCGGGGCATAGGTAGGGCCGGTTTCTGCAGCCCTCGTACTGGTGCATGAGATCTGCACCGGCCTTGCTCAAATTCACTTCTTGCTCCAGCTGCGTGAGCCGAACCAGAAGCCGATGATCCCGCCCAACATGGCCATCTCGTCAGAGCTGAAGATGATGTCGGCCAGGCGGATCAGGTCGTCCATGTTCTGGACAAGGTTGGGGTGCTCGTAGACGTAGAAGGCGATCCAGGCGTTGATCGCGCACAGCTCGAGCACGAAGATGTAGGTCACCATTGGGCGCACAGTGCCCACGAAGTTGACGACCCAGGTGCTGGCTCGCTCCAGGACCTTCTTGTCGTGGTCATACGCGGCCACAGTCATCTGCGCGTCGGTCTGCATGGCGATCTGATCGGTGCGGATCTCCTCGACCCTCTGCTGCGCTGCAAAGCCCTTGGCCGCCAGCTCGAGCTCGCGCTCTGTCTGGACCCTGGCCAGCGCCAGCTCATGCTTTTGGTCAGCTTTGTTCTGGAAGTAGTCCAGGAGCTTGGGCAGGCCAGAGATCAGCAGGCCGCCGAGGGTTGAGAACAGAGACAGCATTTTTAAAGTCCAATCTTTTCAAGTAGCAAATTCACAATCCTGTTCGACAGGTCGTCAGGCAGGAACCTCAGGAAGCCCAAAAACCACCAGGCAGCCCAGCCGTAACAAATGACTTTGCAGAACAGGTTGAATTGCTTTTGGTACTCATTCATCGACCGCAGCGGCGTGTTGTTTCGCAGAAGTCCATCAGCTCAACGACGCCGATGAAGACCAGGAGCACGACGAACGCGATGCCGCCAATGAGCGCGGCCATCTCCATCTGCTCCTGCTCTTTTTCCTTGCGCTTTTTTTCCTCGGCCTTGAGCTTGCGTGCCTCATGCGCGTCGTCTGCGTCCATCTGCGCCTGGCGCTGCTTAATCTTTGCCCAGACGTCAGCGCGGCCAGATGCCTGGAACAGGAGCATCAGCTCTGCCTCGAAACGCTTGGCCTCGTCCAGCGCCATCTCGATCTGGAGCGCTGTGCCAAGGTTGGATTTGTTGCCGGATCTCTTGGCCTCCACCATCGCCTTGGTGGCCATGCTCTTGGCGTCGAACATCTTGCCGATCATGGGCGCCAGGCCGCCTAGGTCATTGGCGACCTTGCTGGCCTTCTTGACCATGCTGATGGCTTTTTGTAGGCCCTCCAGGGCGCTGATTGGATCGATCACGATGGCAGCCTCCACATGAAGACCATGACGTAGACCGACCACAGGACCAGGCCGCAGAGCGCGGCTGCGGCGATGAACGCGATCAGCCAGTCCTTCATGCTGATCACTTGGGGAGAGAGTTATGGCCTGCGAGCCACATGGCCAGGCCGATAACAGCTGCACCTGTGAGCCAGGCGAGCTTCTTTAAAACTGATTTGCCGACTTCTGTGTAGACCTTGTTTAAGGCGACCTCGGCAGCACGCTCCGCGATCGCCTCGATCTGGTCATCAGTCAGTGGTACTTCCTTCATCGCCCGCCCCTTCTTCATTCCTTGGGAGCTGGACCTCTGCCTGGGCGCGGATCTTGGCCGCGATGGGCCAGGTGTTGGTGCTTGTCGGGAGTGCCCCGATCGCGTCCAGTACCGCGTTGACTTCGTTCAGCTCGAGTTGAATTGAAATTTCCATTTGATTCTTTCGTAGGCGTCGTGGGTTGATGATGTTCTAGTTATGTCGTGCGATTATCGCATCAGGCAGTCGGTGCTTCTGGCCACTGAATGTCCCAAGGGAACCCCGTCTGCGAGCTGATGTCACGCAGAGCTTGGCGGTAGGTCGCCCAAGCCGCCTTGTCTACCGGCGCGTCCGCCACTTGCGTCCAGTCGCACTCAGACAGGCGCGTGTTGCGCGTAGACCTGACCGACGCTGCTTGCGTAGTGTCGAGCGCGGCCTTGGCCTGGTCATCGATGTCGCTCACGCTGTGCTTGGTGAACCACTTGCCATCGATCTGCTCGACGCCATCGGCAAACGCGACCTGGTAGCGCGTGGGCTGTGCCTGAGGGCCTTGAAACACGATGTCCGCGCCCATGTCGTTGATGAGCTGCTCGCTCAATTGCGCGGGGAATGATGTGTTGGCATGCAGAGCGCGGAACTCGCCCTCGTACATGACCGCGCCTGTTTCTCTGATTCTTACTTGCATGATGTTCCTTTATGCGATTGCCAAGAAGATGTAAGTGCCGCCAGAGGCATTGATGCCTGCGGCTGTGCTGACGATCTGGAAGCCACCTGTTGTGGTGTAGATGCTGTTGGCGTTAACTTCAGCAGCTGTGCTGTTTAGAAGTAACGACGGGTCAGTACCTGAAACCATGCCACGGGCTGTGTCCCAGACGTACCAGTCGCCTGTGCTGTCTGTGCGCTTGACTAATACAAACCTTGCACCACCTGTGAAGCCGCAGGCGATAGTTTGAGTTGCGCCCGTACCTGTGTATGAGCCTACTTTGGAAACACCTGCACAAGTGGCAAATAGGTAGGCAACATAGGTAATACCATACCCATTAACCTCTTGAACTGAACCAACAGAATATGCGGCTGATGTGCGTGTAACTGTAGAACCCCAAATAGATGTGCCTTGATTATCGTAAGCCCATGTTGCATTTAAGGCGTTTGCATAATTTCCATTTGTTGAGTTAGGCGCATAGTTACACCATGTCCACCATGACTCAGTAGAACTTCTTTTCTTGGTAATAATGAGTTCTGGCGCAACACCTAAGTTATGCGACACAGTCGTTGCACTTCCCGTCCCTGTATAGCAAACCACATCCATGAAACCGGGGGCACGCCCAAAATTCCAATAAACATTTGAAAAACTAGCCCAACCCAATGCTGTTTGAAACCCAGTATTGTCCCAATATTGCGTCAAACTTGTACCTGCAACTTCTGCCGCAGTTGTATTAGTTACTAAATACTTTTCGCCATTTGTTGCGTTAGTTGATACACCGCGCAACCTGTCAACAGCAATTTTTGCATTAACACCATCACGCCATGCTTGAAGCTGCAAATCAACAGGAAAGCCTGTTGTGTTCTTTGTGCCTTGCGTATTGTTTGCCGCAACAGGCGCAAACACACTCGTCCCACTCGTAGGCACTTTCATAGGGCCTCTACGAATGGCTATGTAGATGTAGGTTGCTGAACCAGAAAGGAATTGATTTCCAATGCTTCCAAAACCAGTTGCATTTGGTGAAATATAGTTGCTGTTGTTAGCTGTTTCAGCAGCAGATAAGTTTGGATTTAATGTTGCAAATTGTGACTGAGAAAAACCTCTCATTGTGTCTGCAATAAACCAGTTTTGTGTTGCATCAGTTCTTTTTACAAGCACTAACTGAGGCTCATACCCCAAAGACACAGAAAAGTTACCACCTGAATCAGTAGTAAACGACCCACACGAAATCACATTGTCTGTTCCAGTCAGACCAAAGCCTCCTGCGTCATGGGCGAATAGGTAGGCGACATAAGTGTAACCAGAACGATTGAATGTGTCATTAAAGCCAGAACCAAGTCTTCCTAAAGTGAAGTAAGTTGAAGTTTGATACTGGTCATCGCCAAAACAAGCACCACCAGATTGTGCGCCTGTTGAATTTAATACTAAGTTGTTGCTATCAACAGTGCCAGAATCAGTTGATAGACTTCTGTGATAAACAACCCAGTTTGCCGCATTTGAAGTGCATTTAACAATAATGCACCCCGGGACACTTCCTAATGAATGGCTTATTTGTCTACTTGTTGCATTATTCCCTGTCCAAGTCACCACATCAAAGAACTTTGGTTGCTTGCGGAATGTCCATGAGGCGTAAGTAGAACCAGAACCATTTAACGAGCCATAAGTTCCCAACGTAAATCCAGAAGACGTAAACGCATCCAATCTGGAACTTACCGCTTGGGCGGCGGCAGTAGAGTCGGAAATCAATTGATTATTTGCACCTCTTAAGGTGTCAAACCATCCGTGCGATGCAACTTGACTTCTCGATTTCAACCAAACCAAACCACCCTTAGTAGACAAATCAATGCCATTGGTGATGGTCTGTGTAGAGCCGTTGCCTGTATAGAGGTATGTGCTGAACACATCCTCAATGTAGTTGGCGGCGTTTGATACCTGAGAGCTGTTTGAGCTAAACATCAGTCACCTCACACTGTGTAGTTCTGGCCAGCGTTGCTGCCGTACCAGTTTGTGCCGTCAGCCGTGAACACATACTTGTCCAGCTTTGACGCAGTTGAAGTGATCGTTGGTGCTGTGCCGCCTGGCCACTTCACCGCGGCAGGCCATGTCACCGTGCGCGAGCCCGTACCGTCTTGCTTGAGCAGCAGCGTGAATGACTTGCCTGCCGTGGCAGTTGGGAACGTGAAGGTGCAGTTGCCTGTCAGCGTCAAGATCTGCACAGTGCCGCCGCTGATCGCGATCGTGTACGCGGTCGAGGTGTTGGCTGTGACGACGTTCTCTTTGTAGTCGTTGGCCAATGTGATCGTGCCGGCGTTGGTGATGCGCAAGCGCTCAGTCGGTGCAGAAGCGCCGTCAGCAGTTGTGAAGAACACCAGAGCACCAGGCACGTCGTTTGTGCCAGGCGTGCCGTCTGAGTAGCCAATGATGGCTGCGGACTGCAAGTAGCTTGTGCCGTCAAACGAGCGCCAGATGATGTTGCCTAAGTTGTCGCCGCTCTGGACGATCGCGCCAGCGCGGTCCTTGTCGAACACCATGTAAGACGCGTTGGGGTCGTTGGTCTTGTTGCGGTTGACCACCTGTGGGTAGTAACCGTCGTTTGAGACCAACGCGATGCCGGCAGACGTCACGTTGTCAGGTGTCGTTGTTCCGATACCGACAGCACCAGTGGAAGACACCACAAACGGCGTCGCGTCAGCAGCCACGTCCTCGATGTACAGCGCGTTGCCAGAGCCTGCTTGAGTGATGCTCAAAGCTGCGCTTGCTGTGTTGGCGCTGATGATCTGGTTGGCCGTGAATGTGTTGGTCGCGGCCAGCTGTGCGTAACCAGAGGCGGGCAAGTAAGCCGCGATCCAAGCAGCGCCGTCATAGACCTTCATCACGTTGCTGGTGGTGTTCCAATACAGCGCACCAGTCAGCAGAGGGTTGCCGTCGTTGTCCACCGTTGGGTCAGATGCCTTGGCGCCTAGGTAGCGATCGTCAAACGAGTCGAAAGAGGCGGCAGCAGCTGACGCCGATGCAGATGCAGAAGACGCGCTGCTCGAGGCGTTTGAGGCCGATGTAGAGGCAGCCGAGGCAGACGCCGCTGCAGCAGCTGCAGACGCAGCAGCCGTAGTCGTCGAGCCAAAGATCGTGTCGATGTAGGTCTTGGTGGCCGCGTCCTGGGCATTCGTTGGATCAGCCAGGCCGGTGATCTTGTTGGCGCCCATCGCGATGACACCAGACATCGTGCCGCCAGACGTTGAGAGCTTGGCCGCAAGCAGCGAGTCAGTCTGTGCCTGTGTGTACGCGTCGCCAATGCCAAAGCCGGCCAAAGTCGTCGGGTTTGTGCCGCCAGTCACGCGGCCCCACTGGTCAACCGTCACCGACTTGTAGGTGTTAGCAGTCACGCCGGTGGTGGCCAGGTCGATCTCGTCAGCACCGACAACGATGCGCGAGCTCGAGGCGGTGTTCACGTTGAGTGTGTTGCCGGTCTTGCTCATGCCCGTGCCGGCCAGGATCTGACCAGCGCCAGAAAACTGGGCCCAGGTCACAGCTGTGACGCCTAACGTGCCGCCTGGTGCGATCGTGCAGATGAAGCCGTTGCTGCCGTTGTCTGTGCCGCTCTCAATGAACGTGTAAGCAGCGACGAGCTCGTCCCAGGTGTTGGCATCAGATGCACGCGACCAGGTGCTCACAGCTGCGACATAGATGCCGTTCTCAGCTGCGCTTGACTGGTTCTTGACCAGCACGCGATCGCCTGCGATCACGGCCACGCCGTCGATCGTCTGGTTGCCTGACAGCGTGATGTTGGCCGTCGTCGCAGCGCGGCAGGATGCCTTCGCATCGATGCCCTGGGCGATGTTGTCAACGTAGGCCTTGTTGGCTGCATCCTGGTCAGCGGTAGGCGTCGCCACGCCCGTGACCTTGTTGTTTGACATGGCAATGACGCCAGTCATCGTGCCGCCCGTCAGTGCCAGGCGCAGCGCGTCCTGCGCGTCAACGTAGGCCTTGTTGGCCGCGTCGCCTGGGTTTGTTGGGTTGGGCAGGTTGGTGATCGTGCCGGAGCTGCCGGCGTCCATGTCCAGGTTGCCGTTGATCGTGACGTTGTTGAACGTCGATGTGCCAGAGCCTGCGGTGATGTTGCCAAGAACGCCACCTGTTGCGGTAAGAGCACCAGTCACGGCCAAAGTAGAGGCCAAGGTAGTCGCACCACCCACAGCAAGCGTGCCAGTGACGCTTGCGTTGCCTTGAGCTGTCAGCGCCTTGCCTGAAGGAATCGTCACGCCGACAGTCGAGAACTGGGCGGTGTTGACGCCGAGGATTGACATCCAGACTGAGCCGGCGCCAGACCTGTACAGGCCAGAGTTGGTCTCGTTCAGGTATGCCAGGCCAGGGCCTGTGACGTTGCCGTCAGCGATACGAAAGGGAGCCAGCATGCCGCCGGCGCCAGTGCGCGACAGCGAGTTCGTGACCTCGTTGGCCAAGTCCTCCAGCGTGTCGTTCGCCCAGGCGGCGTCGATGACTGTGCCCGGTACGACCGGGTTTCCTGCGGGTAGCGTGTAGACGCCGGATGCGTTGCGTGGCATGTGTTACTCCTAGTTGCCCATCGCGGCGCCATAGTTGCGCAGCGCCGGAATTAAATACTCTTGGCCATATTTTCGTACAGCGCCTTGGACAGGATATTTGCCCATCAGCATGTTCTGGCCTGCCTGCGTGCCAAGCAACAAAGACGCGCCTGCGTCCATGCCGACCATAGGCAAACCAAAGCCACCGACAAGCATCATTTTCTCGGCAGTGCCTGGACCAACTTCGGGCAACGTGTTGCCATAAACCTGTTGGGCAGTCAGTGCTTGTTGCTGGCCTGGTGCTTCACCGCGTGAGAACGCAGACTTGTCTGGCGTCTTGTCGCGGGCGCGGATGGCGTTGAGCTGCTGGGCAGGCGTCACCACACCGCCCTCTTTCTGAGCTCCTAACATGGAAGCCGCACGGCTGACGGTCTTGAACTTGGCGTAAGCCTTGTTGATCTCCGCCGCTTCAGACGCCACCTCGGGAGGCAAACCTCTTGAGCGCAACGACTCGATCGTTGAACGCAACGCTGTCAAAGCCTCGGCCTTTTCTGCGTCGCCAGCTTTCCAAGCCGCTGTGATCGAATCATTCACACCGTCAAGAGCTTTTTTCACGTTGCCGTGTGTCGTGACTTCTCGGCCAGGCTCAACCGTCGTGACGATCGGCGTCTTGATCCGAGAGCTGACAACACCCTTACCAACGCTTTCACCGCCTGCGCGTGTAGTCGTTGGGCTAGTCAACCCAGCCAACGTGTCTGTGGCTTTGCGTACCGCGCCGGCAACATCGTCAGACGCGCCAGGCAAATAGGCCTTGGTGTTGCGCAGGAGCTCAACGACTTGCTTGTTGAATTGATCGTCAACAGGCACGCCTCGGCTGCCGTATAACGCGCCGTAGGCCTCGTCAAAGCGCTCCGACAGCTCTTGCAAACCTTTGGAGCCAACGTCTTTGACAGGAGGACGCTCCCAGCGCAAAACGCTGCCAGCATCGTCAAGCACGGGCTGGGGTGGCGTTGCCTCACGCAGCAGTAGCTTGTTCCAGGACTCGACACCGGCACGCTCTTGGCCTTTGATGATGTCGCCGGCCACTGGCAATGCTTTGGCACGCTCGGCAACGTTACGCAAAACGCGGCCTGTGCGCGTTGCATCGTCTGTGGCCTTCCACATTGGCACATTGGCGCCTTGATCCATGAGCTCGCGTGCGGCAGGCGATACCTTGTCAGAGACAACCCCGCCCAATGTCTTGGTCAGGAAGCGACCGGCCACGTCACCCACAGCGCCGCCAGCTGCACCGCCGTAAAAGGCGCTGGTGCGGTCTTCTGGTGCAAGGGCTGCCGATGCCAAGCCAGAACCAGCCGCAGCTGCTCCTGTGCCTGTACGCGTGGCGGCCAGTGCTTTGCCAAGATAGGGCACAGCCTTGGCGGCCATGCTTGCGGCTTGCACGCCCTGCACAGCTCGAGTTGAGGGCGCGGCAAGCATGCCGATCTCGCCGGCGATGTTGCCCACTGTTGCAGCTGTGTCGCCCTGCTTTACGAACGCTTTGCCCTGCTCTAAGAGCGCCTTGTCTTCGGGCGTCAGATCCGTAAACAAGCCCTTGAGGCCCATCGCTGCGCCGTCAAAAGCGGCCTTTGCACCGCCCAGGCCGCGCATGAACGTGCCCATTTGGCCAACATCCTGGCCAGCGTATGCGTTGGCCTGGCTGCGTTCCTTTTGCTTTCGCACTTCGCCAAGATCTTGAGACGCGAGCTTGCGCTCAAGCTCCTCAAGGCGACGTAGTTCTTCAAGTTCTTGGCGTTCGCTCATGGTGTGGTCTTTCTATGCTTTGCACGCAAACGCGCCAGCTCGGCCTGCTCATCCGCAGACAACCCACCGCTACCGCCTGGGGGCTGTGAGCCGCCAGAGCGATTACGCGCTGCATCGTTGATCGCGCCGCCAAACGCCTGCGCGTTACTGCGTGCGTAGTCGCGAGCCGCTTTGAGCTTTTCCATGACGATCTGCGGAGGATCTTCTGCAGCGGGAATGAACGTCGCAGCGCGTGCCGCCTCGCCTACTGACTGAGCAGCGCCGTAGATGTCGCTGATCTCCATCGCGGCCTGGCGCAGTACGTCAGCACGCAGCTTTAGCGTGTCTTCGTTAAGCAGCTGGGCGCCGACGCGGCCTTGAATGGCTGAAGGCAACCGCGATACCGCGGCAGCTGTGATGCCAAACGCGTCAGGGTTTGACTCGATCTTCTTGACCAGCGCATCAGACGAGTCTGCTTTGGTTTGGAAGGTCTGAGCAGCGCCGACGTTCTTTTCGAACGTGGCCTTTGGAATCGCCGCGCCGCCGTAAGGCGTGTAGATGGGCTGACCTTGTGGGCCAACATCCAGCACAAAGTTCATGCCGGTCTTGTTGGTGACTAGCGTCTTGCCGTCTGGAGTGAAACCAGACTGACTGAATGTGCCGCCAGAGTTCTGAGCGGCCATGTCACGGCGCAAGCCCAACATTTCCATCTTGTACATCTGCTCAAACTCACGCGCTTTGCGTTCGCTTGCGATGCGCTCGCGAGCAGTCTCAGCAGTCGCGGCCATCGTCTCGTAGGCCTTGGCCTGCTGCAGCAAGAACTCGGCTTTCTTGTTCTGAGCGACCTCTGGGTCTTTCAGATACTCGCCTTCAGCGGTAATGACGCCGCTGCCCATCTTCATTGGGTCGCGTGACGAGGCAGCCTTCTTGAGGTACTGCTCTTGCACGGGGGCAAAGCTATCCCCTGCAAACTGAGCTGCCAACGCGTTGAGCATAGCCGCGTCGCCCTGCTGGGCACGTTGCTTGGCAAACTTTTGAAACTGCGAAAAGTCAGGCTCTTGGTTGTAGAGGTCGCTGCCTTGCTCATACAGCTGCGCAGCTTTTGATCGATACGCGTCGATCGCGTTGGGGAGCATGCCGCCTTGATTAGGCCGCACTGTATTTGACAGAACGCCGCCAGGCGACTGAATCATCGCCCTCGACTTTTTTAAGAGGCCAACTTGCGGTTGCTCCTCCTCGTTGTTGAACAAGGTGTAATCGACCATGATCAATATCCAGAACCTGGCATGTCGAAGCCGTAGTCTTCGGTGTTCATAGCGTTATTCATGGGCGCAGCGGGCGTCATGCGACGCTTGCGCAGCTGCTCAAGAGCCATGCGTTGGCGATCGTTCATGCCACGCATTTGCTGATCAACGCCGCCCTGCGCCTTTGAGGCCAGGTAGCCCTGACCCAGCTGCGAGATGGCTTGGCCGATGCCTGGCGCAACGTAGTGCTTGCCGACCATCTCGCCCTGCATTTGAGACATGGAGTTCTTGCGCAAGGCATCCACCATCGCCTGCTTTTTCTTGAGCTCCGCTTCCTCGGGGCGCATTTGGCCCATCTGGACCAGGTACTCAAACATCAAATCGTCATTCATCACAGACCTCCGTAATTCACCATCAAGTAACCACTGGCGTGACGCTTGACGAGGTCAGGTCGCACCGCTTCAACTTCTTGGGCAATCACACCGCGTTGCGGCATTCCCATCATTGTGTAGTCATAAATTCCCACGCCAATTGCGTGAGTGCCGACGCGCTT